CTACCATCAAAAACTTGGTATCTTTCTTATAATAACCCTAACAAATCACCAGGAATGGAAAATAACTGGTCACAGTATATGAAAGTGTATGCAATCTTCCCTGGTGATGCTAATTATATGGATAGTGAGGATATTGAATATAATAGGTATCCACATCAAACATTAGCTGATGAGGTACATACACTCAGATATAGATTTTCTATTCCTAGAAATAATACACAAGAATTTAGATTAGTTGCACAGGCAGATAATCAGGCAACATTTGCATTAGGAAGAGCTGGACAATCAACTAGAGAAATAGGTAGGATTGCAGAATTTAGTAATCCTGGTGAAGGTGGTGATGTACTGGATTTAACATTCCCTGCTAATGATTCAAGATTTGCACCAGGTGAATATAATTTAGATGTTACTATAAAGAACTCTAAGTTTCCTGCTGGACAGGAACCAGTAGAAGGTGCAAATGATGATTGGGCATATAATCCAGGTGGAGTTGCTTTTGTTATGATGAGGGGTAGTTGGCCATCATGGGATGATAGATTTGTTGATGATGACGATGATGGTTATCCAGATTATATGATATCTTCTAGAAGAACAAGTAATCTTAGATATGAGAGAAGTGGATCTACTATACAAAACTTTGATTTACCACAAGGAGCTTACCCTATTGAATGGGGTGGATTGAATCCTAGAAATGTTGATGATGGTAAGAATTATCCTAATGCTTCTAGGATGCAATTCCAACAAGGAAAAGAAATACAATTATTAGATGATGATAGTACTGATGCTAATGGTAGATTTGAAATATTACATGAAAGTCAGGATATCATATATCTAGGTGCTGCTTTATCTTGGTCTACTGATGATGAGAATACATTAACAGCAACAGCAACACCTAATGATCCTACATTCCAATTTGCTGGAAAGACTGGATCTGATAATGTAGAACCAATGGCATCAACGAAATATAAATTCACTGCTATAGGACCTGGTGGTGCTGATATAGAAGAAAGAAATATAATGTAACTTGACACTGAACTAGATTTTTAGTATACTGTTATTATGAAATTTACTCTTGCAATAGGAAACCCTCCTTATGGTGTAGGAGGGAATCTTGCTATAAAGATATTAAATAAAACTTCTGAGATCACAGATGATATTAGGTTTGTATTACCTACATCTATGAGGAAACCTTCTTGTCAGAATAAGATTAAACCATATCTACATTGTGAAGTTGATGATGATCTAGACAGTGCTACTTTTCCTGGTGGAATCAATGCTGTGAAACAGTATTGGAAAGTAAAAAACACATCGAGATTTGAAATAGGAGTGAACGAGATTCCTATGCACACCGAGCATCCAGATTTTGAATTTCTAGATTACAAAGATAGATTTGAAGCAGATGTTTTCGTTGGTGAGTATGGATGTGGTCCTAGTGGAGTAGTAAAGACCGAGAACTTTACACATTATGCTAAGGGACATCACTTTCTAAATGTTAGATCACCAGAGGTTATACAGAATCTAGTTGAGTTCGCTCCTAAGTTTAGAGAGGTAGCAACCCAATGTAATGGAAGGTATCACTTTGGTAAGAATGATCTGATTACAACTTATATTCAATGTCTAGATGAAAAAGAACAAGCATAATATAGAGACAGGATCTAATATTGAGAGATCTGATGAAAGAATAAAAGAAACTCAAGAGGTATTCACACCTGCTGAGTTGGTAGAATTGATGATAGATGAGATTGCTGTTTCGTTATTGAAAGATCCTAACAGCAAATTCATTGATAATTGTGCTGGTAGTGGCAATTTCTTAATTGGACTAAAGGAACGCCTCTGTTTGTATCATAGTGAGAAGCATGTGTTGAATCATATGCTTTATGCAGTAGAATTACTAGAGGATAACCATAAGGAACTCTGTGGTCGTTTGGGTGTGACAGTTCATCATCCGCACTATGTTTGTGCAGATGCTCTGAAATACGACTATAGTTTCGGTGAACCGATAGGAGTTGAGCAGTTTTTTTAGAACCACTTGACATTCCTTCTGGTTGTGCTACAATACAAATGTTGAGAGGAAATCAAGTGAAGCTATAGCAGCGATAAACACTTGTTAGTATGCTTGATATGTTCACCATATTATGCCATAGGCACTTTAAATATGACTAATTATCCAAATTTTGAGATCCCCGATCTTGATGGTTCATCAACGGACTTTATGTCTTGGGAGGAATTCCAGACTGCTGACGGGATGCAAAAATTAGTAGATCACTACAACAGTCAAATTGATAGACTAAATGATCTTTTTGAGAATTGCACAATTATTCGTTGCGAATCTGCAAATGTGAGTCATCTAAGAAATCTTGGAGACGCTAACTTTGGTAGAGCGAAAGGTAATGATCCAGATGCTCTAGCAACAGTACAAAGAAATTTTAAAGATGGTTGGAATCCTAACTGCATGCCACCATTTTCCTTTGAGGACAATACTCGCTTAAACGGGGCTCATAGATTATGGGACTTAGAATTAAGAGGGATCACATCTTGCCCAACCTTTAGAGTAGTTCCTAAAGTTGGTTGCACTAGAGCTGATGTTCATTATGAAGTTGGACTCTTATTTCAACCACTTCCAAAGGGAACTCCTGCTAAGTTTGAGGACTTTGCTATCAACGGAATTAATTGGTGGCAAGGTAGAAGAGCAAAAATGGATGTTGAGTTAATCCTTGAGAATTGGGATAGAGAAACTCAACCCATTCCACAAAAAATTGTAACTCTGGTTACAAAGTGGGTCAGGAAATATGCCAAGCATCAAACTTCTGCCACTCAAGAACTTCTAATTTCTAGAATTCTTAACTCAACTGAAAAAAAATCTTTCTTAGTTCACTTTACTCGTCAAGATGCAAAGGGTTATTGCTCTAAGCGTGGAGTTAAGATAAAGGAAGTAAGCAGTAAAGTAAAGGTTACTAACAGTCAGGTCAATAGATTGATAAGTGCTATGGCTCCTGTTCACATCTATCGTGATTTTCTTCCCCAGTTCTTAGTAGATGCTGAAAACGAAATAACATCTATTGTCAACTTGTATCTCAATGTCAAGAAAATTGATAAGGCAAGTAAAGTAGAAACTCTTTGCTATGACCAGTTAAAACTTCTTGAAAATCATTTGAGATTGATTACCAAACTTACTGGTGGTACAACAGACTACCTAAAGTATCTTAAGATAGGTTATCGTTTACCTCATATTGCTAAGACAGATGTAGGTGAGAACGGTGCTTCACAGTTAGTTCCATTAGAATCTCCTACTGGATTACTTGAAACTTGTCACAATGCAGTTAATGATCCTGAAGAGTTTGAGGCTAAGAAAGCTAAGAAATCTAAGAAATCTAAGAAAGGTGGTTTAACTGATGAAGATTTAAGGACTTTGTATGAGATGACTTATACTCTCCTCAATCAAAACTTTGAAAGAGGTATTCCTTTTAACTTCCAGTCTGCATCTGATATTGTTTATCCAGTTCGCAAATTTGTAAGTACATTCAAAAGTATGAATTCTTTTGAGGGAACACTAAGATCAGAGTTGCAGAAACTGAGAAATGATGGTAAGTTAGAGTTTACAGAATCAGGTCTGTACACACTTCTCTAACTGGCACAAGACCCCTTCGGGGGTCTTTTTTTATGCTATAATATATTCAACTGAGAAACATTGATGCCATTACGTCCACACCAAACTGATGCTCTGGATGCTATGGCAAACCATACTAAGGGGCAAATCATCGTACCTACAGGCGGTGGTAAGACTATGTGTATGATTGATGATACCAAAAGGGTATTTCGTACACAAGAGTTTGCAACTATCGTTGTAGTAGCACCACGCATACTATTGGCAGAGCAATTATCTTCTGAGTTCTTAGAGGAGATTGATGATGTTGATGTGATGCATGTTCATAGTGGTGAGACATCTCATTTTTCAAGTACAAAAAAAGATGAGATTGAAGATTGGTGGATAGGTAGTGAGTTTTGCCATAAGATTATCTTCACTACATATCATTCACTACACAGAATACAGAACTCATTAATTTCTGTAGATACAATTTATTTTGATGAGGCACACAATAGTGTTCAAAGAAACTTTTTCCCTTCTGTTAGATATTTTTCAACTGTGGATGCTGACAGGAGCTTTTTCTTTACTGCTACTCCTAAGCATAGTCTTACTCCTTTCAAAGCTGGAATGAATGATAGAGAGGTGTATGGTGATGTAATTATTAATGTACCAGCACCTAAGTTAGTGGATCAAGGATACATCCTACCACCTAAAGTTGAGGTATATAAGAGTCGTTTGCTAAGAAAGGATGAGATCTATTCTGAAGTAGAATCAGAGCAAATGATTAGTGCTATTGATAAGTTAGAAGTGGATAAGGTTCTTATCTGTGCTAAATCTACTAAACAGATTATTGGTCTTCTATCTCAATCTGACTTCTGTTATGAATTATCTGTTCGTGGTTATTCTTGGATGACTATCACATCAAGGACAGGTGCTATTATTAATGGTAGGAAGGTAGGTAGAGATGAGTTCTTTGAGACTCTTAATGCTTGGGGTAAGGATGATGAGAAGAAGTTTGTGGTATTGCATCACAGTATATTGGCAGAAGGTATTAATGTAAAGGGATTAGAGGCAGCATTGTTTATGCGTAATATGGATTACATTACTATCTCTCAAACGATTGGTAGAGTAATTCGTTTAGGTAATGCTAAGAAAACTCATGGCAAAGTATGTGTTCCTGTGTATAATAATGTAGGAATCTCTACTGCCAGAAGAGTTGAAGCAGTTGTAGATACTGTATTCAATCAAGGTCAACCAGCAATTTCAGTAATTACACGATGAACATTAAAGAAGATGAATACATGTCTAGTGATGTGTGGAAAAGAAATATTCCACCAGTTACTAATTTCAAAAGAGGAAGTGCCTACAATCAATTTGGTATGTGGGTTATGTGGATTTACTATATTATAATTCCTATGATGATAGTAAGATTAATTTGGGATTTAAACAAATGAGAGACACAATTCTATTCGGTGACTGTAGAGACACCCTCAAACAATTTGATGAGAAGGCAAGGATGTGTGTTACATCCCCACCTTACTATGGTCTGAGAGATTATGGTGGTGAAGAATCACAGATAGGACAAGAGCAAAGTCCTGAAGAGTTTATTGATGAGTTGGTCAAAGTATTCAGAGAAGTAAGGAATGTGCTTACTGATGATGGAACTTGTTGGGTAAACTTAGGTGATAGTTATTACAACTATCGACCAGGTTCTCAAGCGTATGTGAAACAAACTGTAAGTAAGACTAACCAAGATCTACCAGAGAGTTCACCCAAAAGAGGAACTAAGTTAGAAGGATTAAAAGAGAAGGATCTTATTGGTATTCCTTGGATGTTTGCATTTGCTATGAGGGCAGATGGATGGCATTTGAGACAGGATATTATATGGCATAAACCTAATCCTATGCCTGAGAGTGTGAGGGATAGATGTACCAAGGCACATGAATATATTTTCTTATTCAGTAAGCAGAAGAAATACTTCTATGATAATGAAGCAATCAAGGAACCTGCTACTGATTGGGGTACAAGAGATAGAAGTAAAGGTAAGTATAAAGTAAATGATTATGGTCAAACACCACACTCAGGTTTAACCAAGAGCTATGAGAAGAAGAATAAGAGATCAGTATGGAGTGTAACAAAGAAACCATACAAAGGAGCTCACTTTGCAACATATCCACCCGATCTGATTGAACCCTGTATCCTTGCAGGAAGCGAGAAAGGAGATATTGTGCTTGATCCATTTATGGGTAGTGGAACTACTGCTGCTGTGGCAAAATCACTAGGTAGAGACTACATTGGATGTGAATTGCACGAAGACTATGGTGATCTTATACGCAAAAGAGTTGGAGAGTATAAACCATCTGTTCCAGTTGTGGAAGTGACACAGTCACCTTTACTTGATGCCCTAAATGGAGTATAATACAAATATCTACAGGAAAACCAATGCAAGTCAGAGTTACCCTACAAAATAAGGGATTCATTTTTGAAGAGTATGTAGCAACTGATGATACATTCAGAGCTCAAGAGGTTGCTCTTGCGAGAAATCCTGGTGCTGAAGTTATGAGAAGTGATCTACTACTATGAGTTACAAAGAAGAATTATTAGAACTCTTAAAGAGAGATGCCTATAAGAAAGGGGACTATACCCTTTCTTCTGGTCGTAAGAGTGAGCATTATGTAAACTGTAAACCAGTTACATTAAGTTCAAGAGGTCTCACACTATCCAGTATAATGTTATTGGAGGCAGTAGAGGAAGATGCAGTAGCAGTAGCAGGTCTTACATTGGGTGCTGATCCTTTGGTAAGTGGTGTTGCTGTTGTATGTGGTCTTGATAAGATTAAGGTTGATGCTCTCATTGTTCGCAAAGAGGCAAAGGGGCATGGTACTCAAGCATATATTGAAGGTAAACTACCTGAGAAGGGTGCTAAGATCACTGTCCTTGAGGATGTAATCACTACAGGTGGTTCAGCAATTCAAGCAGTTAAGAGGTTGCGTGATGCTGGTTATACAGTTAATCGTATCGCTGCTATTGTGGATCGACAGGTAGATGGTGAAGCGGATGCTGCTATGAAAGAAGCAGACTTGGAGTTAGTAAGTATTTTCAAACTGGAGGACATCACAGGTTCACCAGTAGAGAGGTTACACGAAGATCTAAGAACTGAACACGAACTTGGATTACCAGAAAGTGATTCTAAGGAGTTTTAATTATGAGACTAACTGAAGATGTAATTAACAAGATTGCAGTTCTAATGCAACACACCAAAATGAATGGTGAAGTTAATTGGAAAGATGGAGATGAGATTGATGTATGTTTAGGTGGACATTATGCTGCTGATAAATTCATAGTCATTCATAATAGATCTAAAGAACCTAAGTATAATTCACCACCTCATCCTGATTTTGATTATGAGAAAGAAGAGTGGAAAGGTGGATCTAATTCATTAGGAAGATCAGCAGGGTATCATCTATGAGTGGAGTTCCGTCAGATTATCGTAAATTCTATCATTGTCCCAATAAAGGTAAACTATCACCTAAAGGTGGACAACCTGAAGGATATGTGAATAAAGATGGAACTTGGGCAGCAGTTCCAGTTATAGGAAGTGACACTCAGTTGTGTATTATTCACAATGGAGAACAGGTGCATCATTCAAGGAATTACAAGGATGCTATGTCATACATAAAGAAACAAATTGCACTTGAGAAGAAACTCAAGAAGAAAGGTTCATTGGAGAAATTCTTATGAGTGAAGAACAAACACAACAGGAAAAGTGGGATCGTGGTAGAACTCTACTGTTAGAATCATTACTAAAACCTGATGATAAATTAAGAGGATGTGCCTTTAATCAAGGATGCAAGGATGAATTACTTGCTATTAGAGATGAGGTAGTTGAAATGGTAAGAGAGATGGAGAATCCTCATACTCCACCATTAGCATCTGGTCAGAAGAATAATATTGAAGTCCCTACAACTATGACACCGAGTGGTGAGATTAGTAATACTCTATTAAGTGGAGCATTAGGACAATACTTTATGAACGCTTCTTATAAAAATGAAGCAACTGATAACCCAGAGAACGCAGGTGAGTGGACTGATGGATAAGATTGATACACAAGGGATGTCTGCCCCTGCTGATCCTAATTTTAAAGGAAAGATAAAAGCACAACCACATAAACCTATGATGATCTATCCTCGTAGGTTACATACTCCAGAGATGGTTAAAGAGTTGAAGATACTTATTAATGAAGTATTGGATGAGAGAGATGGTAAGAGAGGTAAATCATACTTTGATAGTGATAAGTTTAAGCATAGAATTAATGAACCCGAACCACCTTATGAGAGATGGGAATGACTGACAAAGAAAGAGCAGAGTTGAAAGAGATTATGCTAGAGGCATTAAGAGAGTATCATAGTGTACCTGATTGGCAGAGGAAACATCCTCATTGGACATTAGATCAGTTTCAAGAATGAGACAAGACTTTGTAGTTATTGATAATTTTTTAGATGAACCTGATAAGGTCAGGCAGTCTGTACTTGATATTGGAGATCAACTTGATTGGGATGCAGGACATTATTCTGGTGTAAGAGCTAGTGTCTCTGATAAAAATTATCAAAAAATGATTGTTGATAAGATTGAGAGTATTTTACCATTTAAAATAGATATGGATATTGAGAATACAAGTACATATTCATTTCAAATAGCATTAGAATCTGATGTTACTTGGGTTCATCAAGATAGTACTGATTGGTCAGGAGTTTTATATTTGACACCTAATGCACCAATAGATTCTGGAACACTTTTCTTTAAGGAAGGATCGGAACCAAATCCTGATGAAGATGATTATGGTGATTATATTGTAGATCATATTGGTAATATCTACAATAGATTATTATTATTCAGAGGTCACAATATACCTCATAGGAGTAATATTGCTGGTTTTGGT